CAGGCGATGGGCGTCAAGATCGCCGAGCGCGTGGACACCAACCCTGAGTCGCCTGTGCCTGTAGTGTCGCTTGGCAAGGAGCACTACGTCCACAAGTCCTACGGTCGCATTTACACGCCGCTGTTCGACGTTAAGAAGTGGATTGGTATGGAAGGCGAGGTGAAGGAAGTTCAAGAAGCGCCTGCCCGCCGTCGTCGGGCAATCGCTGAGTAAAGGATCGGGGGCGCTGTTAAGCCAGCGTTCGAGGATGTCGAAGCGGGGGTTTTTCTGGCTTTCCACCCCGCCGCGTGTAAGACCAAATCGAGGCGTCCCCACTTATCATGATCCTCTGGATCGACTTTGAAACCAAAAGCGCCTGCGACCTAAAAACCGCAGGCGTTTACAACTACGCGCAGGACGCCAGCACAGAGGTCTTGTGTATGTCGTTCGCTTTCGATGATGAACCTGTACAGACTTGGGTTCCTTTTTGTACAGATGCCACCGGATGTGTACAGAAAAACCCGTTTCCTGTACAGGTCGCCCAGTTCACCGGCCAGATTCGCGCGCACAACGCGGCCTTCGAGCGACTGATCTTCTGGTACGTCCTACAGGTTAACTTCAAGTTGGAACAGTTCTACTGCACCGCTACGCAGGCCCGCGCTAACTGTGCGCCTGGTTCGCTGGAAGACGTTGGCCGGTTCTTCGGCGCGTCGATGCGGAAGGATCACCGGGGGGCGCATTTAGTTCGGCAATGCTGCATCCCTCCGTACAACACCGCGTTGCTGCCAGAACTGTATGCCTATTGTGAGCAGGACGTTCGGGCGATGCGCGCCATAAGCAACGGACTGCGCCAGTTGACCGCCGATGAGTTGACTGACTATCATGTCAACGAACGCATCAACGACCGAGGCGTGCTGGTCGATGTGCCGCTGGCGCGGGGTGCGGTGCAGTACGCCGCGCAGGAGGTCAAGGACATACAGGAGATTGTCGTCGAGGTGACGGGCGGCGCTGTGCCGACCGTGCGGTCGCCGAAAATGAGGGAGTGGGTGTACGACCGGCTCGACGAAGAAGGCCAGAAGTTGATGATGGTCGAGGGCAAGAAGTCCATCGACAAGACTGTGCGCGCCAACTTGCTCAACACCGATCTCGACTCGGATGTGCGCGAGGTCATCCAATCAGCCGACGACCTCTGGGCGTCGTCGGTGGCGAAGTTTCAGCGGATGGCCGATTTGGCCGACGTTGAGGATCACCGCGTGCGCGGCGCGTTCGTCTTTGCCGGTGGATCGGCCACCGGCCGCGCGTCGTCTTATGGTCTGCAAGTCCACAACTTCGGGCGCAAATGCCACGCCGATCCCGAGGCTGTGCGCGCGGCCATCGTCGCTGGTCGATCAGTCGTGCCTGAGTTCGGCGTTCGCACTACGGACGTTTTGAAGACTATGCTGCGGCCCGCCATGCGCGGGCCTTTTACTGTCGCAGATTGGTCGGCCATTGAGGCGCGGTTGACGCCGTGGCTGTCTGGCGACGGCGAGGAAGTGCTAGATGTGTTCCGCGCGGGCGGCGACATCTACGTCAACGAGGCGCAGAAGATGTTCGGGCGTGTAACGCCCGAGCTACGCCAGATCGGCAAGGTCGCCGTCCTCGCTTGCGGCTTCGGCGGTGGGCACAACGCCTTTGCGGCGATGGGCCGCGCGTACAACGTCAAGATGACCGAAACCGAGGCGCGTCAGACGGTCGAGGCGTGGCGCAGGGCGAACCCGTGGGCCGTGCGTTACTGGTCTGATCTTGAATGGGCCTACAACGCCGCCATGCGAAACCCAGGCCACCATATCAAAACCGCCCGCGTGACCTACTGCTACAACGGCGAACACCTATGGTATGCCTTGCCGTCTGGGCGTATTCTCTGTTACCCGTTTGCCAAGATCGAGGAAGACGGCATCACCTATGCGAAGGCCGCGTGGAAGCCAGCAGCGGATGCAAAAGAATGGCCGCGCGCAAGGCTATGGAAGGGTCTGGCCTGCGAGAACATTACCCAAGCGACCGCGAACGATCTGTTGCGCCATGCGTGCCGAGTGCTGGATAAGCAGGGCGCGCCGATTGTTCTCACAGTTCACGACGAAATTGTCGTTGAGGGCGACTGCCCAGACCTTGAACGGATTATGTGTACCCCGCCCGCGTGGGCGGCGGGTCTGCCGCTGAAGGCGGAAGTCAAAACAATGCAAAGGTATGGGAAATGATTGAGTACTTGAGTTCACTTGCCGGTGAAGGCGAAACTTTCCTGATCGTCAAGCAAAAGCCAAAGGGTGAAGGGTTCACTTATCCGGCTTTCCTGCCTCGCAAGTACGCGCCTGGCGGCGCATGGTATGGGAACACCGGCTCGTTCATCATTGACCGCTTCCGCGATGGTCATGTCTCGGCGTCGAGCGCGAATATCGAACATGTTCTGGTCATGGTGCTGGACGACATCGGCACCAAGAGCCGCGCGCCCGAGCTGCCGCCGACTTGGATCATGGAGACCAGCGAGGGTAACTACCAGTGGGGCTACACGTTCAGCGAACAGCCCACCAAACACGAATTTGCCGCCGCCATCATCGCCATCGCTGCGGCTGGTTACACCGACCCAGGCGCAATCAACCCCGTGCGGAATTTTCGCCTCCCCAATTCTGTCAATCACAAAAATGGTTTTGAGTCTCGGTTGGTCGAATTTCACCCCGAGCGCGAGTACACTTTAGACGAAATCTGCGAGGCGCTCGAAGTGACGCCCGCTGAATGTGGCAACGGCAGCGTGGCAAACGTGGCGATAGACGCCGCGCCGGATGATGTGATCGAATGGCTGTCCGGTCGCGGTGAGGTGTTGGAACAAGGGAATTCAAGCGGCTGGTGGGGCATCAAGTGCCCCAACAGCAACGACCACAGCGACGGTCAGATCGGCGCGCGTTATCTGCCCACCTCGCGCGCGTTTGCGTGTTTCCACGGGCACTGCCAAGACTGGGGGTCAGAAGCGTTCCTCGCCTGGGTCGCCGCCGAGGGTGGCCCTCGCCACGCGCATGGGTTGCGGTCTGAACTGATCGCCACCATCATGCAGTCGGTGGCCGAGAAATTGAACCCTACGCCAGCGTTTCCTAACGCTGCTGCTGCGACGATTAAGGCGGTTGAGGCGCGCGAACTGGGCCGCATTGACAAGGCTGACTGGTGGGCTAAGTGGGCGTACATCCAAGACGATGACGCCTACTTCAACATGGACGACCGTCGCGCCATGACGCGCAGCACGTTCAACGCCACCTATCGCCACGTTGGTTGCCTTTCGATTCACAATAACCGCAAGATAGAGGCGTCGGTCTGTTTTGACGAAAATCGGCAGGCTAACGGCGCGAAAAGTTTGAGCGGGATTACCTATGCCGCTGGCGGCTCGGTTTTGGTCACGCGCGAGGGGTTGGTCTACGGGAATCGATGGCGCGATCAGCGCCCCCTTCCTGTGCCAGGCGACGTTAGCCCTTGGCTGCGCCATGTCGAGCGAATGATCCCTGATGCGGCAGAGCGCAGGCATTTTCTGAGTGTGCTGGCCCATAAGGTGCAGTTCCCCTCGATCAAAATCAATCACGCGATTCTGTTAGGCGGCAATCATGGGTCAGGCAAAGACACCCTGATGGCCCCGTTTTTTTGGTCTATCGGCGGCGACACAAAAAGCAACTGCTCGTTGGTCAAAAATGACGAACTGACCTCCCAATGGGGCTACGCCTTAGAGTGTGAGGTGATGGAAATCGCCGAACTGCGCCAATCCCAAGCGCAAGACCGCCGCGCGATTGAGAACACACTAAAGCCCCTGATCGCTGCGCCGCCTGAGTTGCTGCCCGTAAATCGAAAAGGGCTGCACCCCTACCTTGCTTTGAATCGAATTCTAGTAGTCGCATTTACCAACGAACGCGGCGCGATCAGTCTGCCGTCCGAGGATCGCCGCTGGTTCGTGTTGTGGTGCGACGCCGATAAACTGCCCGAGGCCGAGGCCACGGCGCTGTGGACATGGTACACGCGCCAGAACGGATTCGGCGCTGTCGCGCATTACTTGATGACTTATGACGTGTCGGCATGGTCGCCCACGGCCCCGCCCCCTATGACCGAGGCCAAAATGATCCTGATTGACGCGGCCATGTCGCCCGCCGAGGCCGCGTTGGTGTCGGCCATTAAGGGCCGCGTCGGCGACTTCGCTTGCGGCGTTATAGGCTCGCCGTTCCACGCGGTGCTAGACCGTGTGGCGTTTCCCGCCCATGTCAAAACGCCCCCGCAGGCCGCGCTATTCCACGCGCTTAAAGAAGCGGGGTGGCTCGACATGGGGCGGCTGCACTCGCGCGAGTTCAACAGCAAAAAGCACATTTTCTGCGCCCCCGACTTGGCCGACGCGGCGAAGTCAGAACTCCGCGCAATGGTCGAGCCGAAAAAAAGCCCCGCGTGAGCGGGGCATTAAAGATCAAGGAGAAGGGCCAGTATAGCGGCGATGAGAGCCGCTAAGACCAGCGTCACACCTCTTCGACGCAGATCGGTTGCGTCGGGTCGTAATGGGTCGTTGCGTTGTAGTTCAGCGGAGCCCATCGCGTGAGCGCGCAGGAACCGAAAATGTGCGAGTTCAGGCTCTCATACCGTGCGACGTACTCGCCCGTCGATGCTGCGCGCTCCGGGTACTGTCGCGTCATATTTATCTTCCTCGCGGCCGCTTCGGGCTTGAACTTCCGGCCCTTGCCTTTCGCTTTGATGCTGGCGCATAAGGCGCACACGTTCTCGGCGCTCTCGGGCCGCAGGGTGAACTCGGTGCCGTCAATTTGTAATGTAATCATGGGTTGATGCCTCAAAAAGTAGTTTTTCGTCGTTGGTGCCCTTGAGCCCGTGCGTGCGTGCGAGTGTGGCTAGGGTCAGTTGCGCGCGCCAGAGCGCTTCGCGTTGTTCGTCCGATAGCGTGTCAAGGTTGCTCAGGTCGCACAGCGTGTGGAGCATGGTTGCGATGTTCATGTTGTCTCCTTTCCACGATACGGCGCGGGTTCGTTCTGCGCTTTCCATGCTTGCAGTTCTTGAAATGCCCATCGGTCTAGGCTTTCCATGTCGCGGTCATATTGTTCTTGGCTGATTTGATTGCTGAGAAAATGTCGGTCGAGTCGGTCAATAACAGATTGAACTTTGCGCTCGATTTGCGTTTCGTTTAGTGCTTGCATAGTCAGAACTCCGAACAGTAGACAACAGACCCGGCCTGAGTGACGCCGAGCACAATGGTGTTTTCTTGCAGCCATTCGAGCACGTCACCCTCAATGGAATAGTTGCGGCGCACATCGTCCTCCTCATCTTCAGAATAGGCGCAGCATAGAGCGATCACATCGAGCTCATGGTCAGGGTCGACATCTTCGAGGTGGTCGAACAGCATGCGTTTCGCCTCATAGGTGAATTGATCTTGACGGTCACACGCGCGGAAAGCGTCGCAGAAGTCGCCGAAGTTGATTGATTGATACATGGTCATTTTCCTTTGATGATGAGAACGAGAAGACCGATGGCGACGAGCGCCACCGGAACGAGAAACGGGCCGAGCTCGAACGCGGGGCTCATGCTGCGCCCCTTGCGGCGCGTGGCGTGAGCACGGTGAAGCCTGCGTTGCGCAGGATTTCGCGGCGGGTTGACACGTTGCGCTCGCTGGCGGCGCGGCGCAGAGCGCGTGCCGTGTTCATGGTCTCAAGGTAACGGCTGGTCTGGCCGAGCAGAATCCACGCGCGCAGCGAATCGATAGCGTTGCGCTCGATCTGTTCGGCGTCGCGCAACAGGTGTTCGGGTTTGACCGTGTAGAGCGTGATCATTTCAGACCTTTCAAGATGACGGCCGCAGCGCGCTCGATGAGGCCGTGCGTGTCTGGCGTGTCGAAGGGATAGCCGAGAACCTCGGCGGCGCAGAGCGCGGCGTCGCGCGGCGTTTCGTGCGAGTAGAAAGCGCGCGCGACGTTAACAAGCGCGGTAATTGTGTGCAGGCTTTTCGGGATCATGTGTGTTGCTCCGTTGAGTTAATACGCGGCGCGCTCTGCGAACCAGTCGCGCGCCAAAATGACGCACTCCGCGCGGGTGTCGCAGCACCCGATGAAATCGTCGCCATCGGCGCTGGCGAACACCTCATACACGCCTGCTGATTCGTCGAACAGCATCCATGCTTCGAGGCATTGGGCTTTGTCTGTGGCAATGAGTGAAGGGGTCTTCATGTGTGTTTCTCCGTGTGTGTCATCCGTTGATCGGATGACTAGACTGTAAAGCAATCTTTTATGCACGGTCTACTAGGGGAAACCCTAATGCGTGTGTCGGCGTGTGTCGGCGAATGGCGGCGTGTGGGCGGTGCGTTTTGACGGTCTACGCCCCGTGTGTGTCATGTGGGTCATCTTGTTTTGACTTTGTGAAATCAACGACATGTAACAGAGCGTCACGGGGGCGCTCGACGCCGCGCGGAATTGGTGGTCATCTGAGCGTGGCACACATAGCCCACGCGACCCACAAAGCGCGCAGCGCGGAGCATTGTCGGATTGTGTGCGGCCCGTGTGGGCATGGCACACATGACACACGCCAGCAGCATGGCACACATGACCCACGCTGCCAGGCTACTTAGGGTTAACCCTAACCAGCCTGGCCGTCTGCCGCATGCTGCGTGCTGCGGGTTGCGTGCTGACTGCTGGTGGGCATGCCCACATGACCCACAGCGACGAGGGGGAGGGGGTAGGGCCGACGCAAAGGGCCAGCGGCTACGGAGCGCACGCAAACAATTTTTATTTTTTGGTATAGTCAGACTCATGTTTCAAAGTCTTCCTTACGAACCCCGGCGCATACAAGCCACCGAGGCGCGTCTTGAGCGCATATACGATGCTGCAAAGCGCGGCCTCAAAGGCGACTCGCTGGCGCTATCTGCTGGACTGCTGCCACAGGAATACAACCAGATCGCCCAGCTAGACCCGTTGGTGAACCTGGCCGCGCAGAAGGGCCGCGCCGACGCAGAGCGGGAACTGTCGGATGTGCTGCACACCGCAGCAATGTCAGGCGACGCTAAGATGGCGCTGGAGATACTGAAGCATCAGCACGGGTGGGTCGCCAAGCAACAGATCGAAGTCAATCAGGTTATTTCGATTACCGCCGCGCTTCAAGAAGCAGAGCAGCGCGTAATTAACATGGGCGAAATCAATGCAGACGACGATCTATTCAGCGACGGACGAACAAGCCTTAATGGCGAGGCTGTGGACGCCCGCTATAAAGAATGACCCGCTGGCGTTTGTAATGCTGGTATTCCCTTGGGGGAAAGCTGGCACACCACTAGAACACTTCACCGGCCCGCGCAAGTGGCAGCGCGAGGTGCTGTCGGCGCTCAAAGAGCACATCCGGCAGAACAACGGTAAGGTTGACTTCGACACCCTAAGACTAGCGGTAGCGTCAGGACGCGGTATCGGCAAGTCAGCCCTAGTCAGTTGGCTGACGATCTGGATGCTGTCCACGCGGATCGGCTCGACTACGATCATCTCGGCTAACTCAGAGTCGCAGTTGCGTTCCGTCACATGGGCCGAAATCACCAAGTGGCTGGCAATGTCAATCAACAGCCATTGGTTCGAGGTGAGCGCCACCAGACTGATGCCAGCCAAGTGGCTGACTGAACTGGTCGAGCGCGATCTAAAGAAAGGCACGCGGTACTGGGGCGTCGAGGGTCGGCTGTGGTCGGCAGAAAATCCTGACGCCTACGCGGGCGTACACAACTACGACGGCGTGATGGTGATCTTCGACGAAGCCTCAGGTATTGAGGAGTCGATCTGGGCGGTGACGGGTGGCTTTTTCACAGAAAACACGCCCAACAGGTTCTGGCTGGCGTTCAGCAATCCGCGCCGCAACACGGGGTACTTCTATGAAGTCTTCAACAGCAAACGGGACTTCTGGCACGGCAAGCAAGTAGACGCGCGCACAGTCGAGGGTACGGACAAGGCGGTCTACGAGCAGATCATCGCGGAGTACGGGTCGGACTCGTACCAAGCGCACGTTGAGGTGTACGGGTCGTTTCCTAACGCCAGCGACGACCAGTTCATCGGCAGCAGTCTGGTGGACGAGGCGATGGACAGAGACAGGTACAAAGACCTGAGCGCGCCCATCATCGTCGGTGTAGACCCGGCACGGTTCGGCGCTGACTCGACGGTGATCGCTATCCGGCAGGGCAGGGACATCGTGACGATCAAACGGTAC